GAAAGTCACGCTGTCTAGATGTAAAGGATTGTAATAAGGCACGAAAGAAAAAGAAGTTATGAACTACTTAAACTACTGGCGTTTATATTGTAAGATATTTAATATCAAAATCTGTAGGAAGTGCGGAGAACGCTTGCCTGAAGATTATAAGAGAAAACCACACAAGCCAATTCTTTGTGATAAGTGCGAAGTCAAGTAAAACCTTGTGTTATAATTAGAATAGAGAGATGTATATAGTGCGCACTACTCTCTATCTTTTCATGCCTGCTAACTTACCTTCAGGAGTAATTGATAAAGATTTATAATAACCGGAGCATTGTCGTATCCATTCATTATGGTCAACTATTTCAGCCTTCTTTTCATAGCGGGCTGAATTACTTTGCATCTTAAAGCGGGTAACCGTTCCTTTATCTGAAGTCTTTTGATAATGCCCAAACTTATCTTTTGAGTATCCTTTACTGATTAGCCAGTTTTCTAATTCTTCTCTTTTCATTTCACCCTCCACATTTTGCAACAGTTGCAATATCTTTATACTAGCATATTAAATTAGAATTGTCAAGGGGTAAGCTATTGTCAATTATAGATAAAATATTTCGTAGTAAAGCCCCTATACCTAACCGCAACTTCTATTATAGCGGAATGACACCCCCTGACCGAACAGGTGAGGGGTTTCTTAATGCCTATGGTACAATTGGATGGTGGCACGCGGTTCAGTTTCGTATTGCTCTAGGTATCTCTGAGGTTAAGTGGACTCTAACCGATGTTACAAATAGAGATAAGCCTAAACAGATTTATAATCATAGAATATTAAGTCTTCTTAAGGGCATGAATCCTTTCCAAACTTCCGAAGAGGTCATGGCATTGGATTCTATCTATCTGGAATCTATAGGTGAATCGTTTTGGGCTTTGAATTTTAATGCTCTGAATGAACCTGCTGAAATTATCTTACCTTATCCTCATAAAATGTCTGTAGTGCCTGATAGGAACTTCCCATTTGTTAAAGGTTATGTTTATGGCACAGGGGCGGAGGCAATCCCCTTTGATGTAGATGAGATAATACATTTCAAGTTCCCGAATCCTTTAAATCAATATAGGGGTTTAGGGCAGGCCCAAGCTATCGGGATTAACCTTGATGCCAAGCAGAATATGGATAAGTGGGTTAATCAGTTCTTCTACAACTCAGCCCGTCCTGATGGTGTTATCCAGTTTGACTATAATCTATCCGATGAGCAGTTTGACAAGTTAAAGAAACAATGGTCAGAGAAATATAGGGGTGTTTCTAAGGCTCACCAGGTAGCTTTACTTGAGGGTGGAGGTAAGTATCTCCAAATCCAGAATACAATTAAGGATATGGATTTCCCCCTTCTAGACCAGAAAATAAGGGATGTCATTCTAGGGGTAGAGGGTATGCCACTCTCAGTTATGGGCATTACCGAGAACGTCAACAAGGCCAATGCCGAAGCTGGTGATTACACTTTCGCTCGTTGGATAGTCAAGCCTAGATTAAACTGGAAGAAATCCAAACTCAATGAGCAGCTTTTACCCAAGTTTAAGAACTCGCAGAATCTTGAAATAGGGTTTGAGGAAGTAGTCAAAGAAACAGTAGACCAGAAGATAGCGGCTGCTGAAAGTGGAATGAGAGCGGGTTATCTAACAGTCAATGAAGCTCGTAAGACTCAGGGATTAGACCCTATCCCTAACGGTGATGTTTTATTAGTACCTCTTAATCTTATACCTACACCAGTTAGCGGTAAAAACATACCGGAGACGCCTCTACCTGATGAAGGCAAGCGCAACTTCTCCGGTGTTCTAAACACCTCGAATTCGAAGGGGTTAGACGCTGACCAGAAACGTCTACATTGGGAAGCCTATGCCAAGAAAACAGAACGGCAAGAGGAAATGTTTAAGAGAGTATTTGAGAATGTCTTTAATGAGCAGAAGGATTTAGTGATAGCAGAGATTGAAAGAACTGGGCAGTTACCCACCTTGATTGATGAGGACACAGCGAAAAGATTTGAACCTGCTATAGAACTTGTGTATCATGATGCGTTTGAGAGTGCGATATGACAGTAAAACAGCTTGACAGTTATGCCCTCGACTGGATTAAACTCCGTTCTTTAACTCTAGCCAAGTCTATCAATAAGACTACACTAGAGGCGTTAAGACGTGAATTAAGTCTAGGCTTTGAAGCAGGTGAATCTATACAGCAACTTACCAAGAGGATTGAGGGATATTTTACTGATAACGCTAAGGTTAGGGCGGAGATGGTGAGTAGAACTGAAACAATAGTGGCTTCTAATGAAGGGGCTTTGCATAGGTATGAAACTGAAGGGGTAGATAAGTCTGAGTTCTATCCTTCCCCCGATGCTTGCTCTGAATGTTTAGTTTTAGCAGGTGAATATCCTACAAAAGAAGCTAGCGGAATGATACCTGTTCATCCCAACTGCCGATGCACTTTTCTCCCAGTGGTGTAATTATGGCAGATGTTACTATCAAGAGTTATCGTAAAGAACGTGAAAAGGAAATCCTTGACAGTTTACAGAAAGGGCTAGAAAAAGTCGGTTTAATTGTAGAGCGTCAAGCCAAGATAAATGTTAGTCAGTCTCCACCTTCACATCCACAAGTACAAACTGGCAGATTAAGAAGTTCAATAACTCACGTTGTAGGGGATGGCGAGGTTGAAATTGGCAGCAATGTTTACTATTCAAAATATTTGGAATTTGGGACTCCAAATGGGAGACAACCCCCATATCCATTTTTGTTTCCTGCTGTAGAAGAAAGGCGCAAAGAAATTATAGAGGCGTTAAAGGATAAAAATTTCACTGTAGAATAAACCTCTTGGAGGTAATAATGGACACTGTATACAAGATTTTAGAAAACTGTGAAGTCAAGAAAGTAGGCGAAAGACAATACGAGTTTACCGCTTCTACTGCTGATATGGACAGGGATGGGGAGGTTATTGATGTCTCCGGATGGGACTTAAAGAACTTCAAAAAGAATCCTGTCATAATGTTCGCTCACGATTACCGTACATTACCTATCGGCAGGGCTACTAAGATTGGTGTTCGTGACGGTAAGCTAGTCAACAATGTAGAGTTCCCCCCTGAAGGCACTTATGAGTTTGCCGACATTGTAGAGAGACTTGTAGGGGCTGGATTCCTCAAGACTGAATCCGTAGGCTTCATGCCTAAGAAGTGGGAGGATGGTGACTGGACTGAAGAGGATGGTAAAGGAAGTAAACCACGCAGGACTTATACTAAACAAGAACTTCTTGAGATTTCAATCGTTCCAGTACCTAGTAATCCTAACGCTTTAATGAACGCAGTTAAAGAGGGGGTAATTACCCAAAAGCAATTCAAGTCTATAACTGAACCAGAAGATGAAAATCCTGAACCTGCCAAGACTTCTCAGGAACAGATTGTAGATGAAATAGATTATCTTAAATCCCTTATAGAAAAAGAGGGGCTATCAGAAGAATGCAAGGAATCATTTGAAGATTTAATGCGTATGTCAGGATACGACAATCCTGTGAATATAGCTGATGTTCCAAGTGAACAAACAGTATCGGATTCGGAAACGGATTCAGCATTCATAAAAACACTAGACGAAATAATTAAAGAACAAATGGAGGTTAAATAACATGGAATTCAAAGAGGAACTCGAACAGACAATAAAGCCCTTGACTGATAAGGTTAAGGAACTGGAGGGCAAATTGGAGGAATACAAAGCTAAAGATATAACCAGAAAGGTTACGGCTGACCCTGAAATAAAGGTCGTGAAAGACGCTGGCGACCAGCCGTTCTCCAGTCTCGGCGAACAGCTTATGGCTGTTAAAACTGCTGAGGTTTCACGGGGAAGGAATATGGATGCCAGACTTAAAGCCCCTACCGGACTTTCAGAGGGCGTTCCTGCTGATGGCGGATTTTTAGTACAGACGGACTTTGCCACTGCATTACTTGAAAAGACCTTTGCTTCCAGTGATTTACTGAGCAGGGTTTTTAAGATGCCGATTAGTGCTAACTCAAACTCAATCAAGATTCCGGCGGTATCTGATGCGAGTAGGGCAGATGGCTCTAGATTCGGTGGTATCAGGGCTTACTGGATGAATGAAGCTGGTTCTAAAACCGCTTCCGCTCCTTCCTTCAAGCAGGTTGCCCTTGAGCTAAAGAAACTTGTTGGATATACGACTTGTACGGATGAACTTCTGGAAGATGCGCCTGCTCTTGAGTCTTGGATTATGCAGGCGTTTGCTAAAGAGTTTGACTTCAAACTGGCTGACGCTATCGTAAATGGTGATGGTGCTGGCAAGCCCCTGGGTATTCTTAACTCCCCTTGTCTGGTGACTGTAACGGCTGAGACTGGGCAGGGAGCTTCAACTATCGTAGCTGAGAATATAATTAAAATGTGGGCTTCTCGGTTCGGGACTAACTATGTTTGGTTAATTAATCAGAACATAGAGCCTCAGCTTTATACAATGGCTCTGGCGGTAGGCTCTGGCGGCGTATCTGTGTATATGCCTGCTGGTGGGCTTTCCGGCGCACCTTATGGAACACTGTTCGGAAAACCCGTTATTCCGTGTGAACAGGCTGCTACTCTTGGGACTGCTGGGGATATAATCCTGGCTGACCTTTCCCAGTATGTAATGATTAGCAAGGGGAATATGCAGTCCGCTTCTTCAATCCACGTCAACTTCCAGACCGACCAGACGGCTTTCAGGTTTGTCTATCGCTGTGATGGGCAACCGATGTGGGACGCCTACCTAACCCCATATAAGGGCAGCACTTCCTATCAATCGCCCTTTATCTGCCTTTCTGGGACTCGTACCTAACTTTAACTAATCGGGCGGGTGAAAATCCCGCCCATAACTAAATAACTTTGGAGGATTAAAATAATGGGTAAAATGAATGTTGCACAGGATATACATATTGTGCCTATTGCTACCGAAGCTCAAATCACTTCCACTACTGTTGAGCCCCACATCAATATGAAACTCTACGAGAAGGTGGAGTTTATCTATCACATGACGGCAGTTGCACACGATGACTTTACATTGACTGTAACTCAGTCGGCTGCTACAGCAGGGTCTAGTTCAACCGCTATTGCTGCTAGGTATCGCCTGACGGCTGTTGCTGGTACTGATACTATGGGAGATACCACAGCTCTGGCTTCAACTGGTCTGGCAATCACTACATCGCACTCTACATTAACGCTGATTGTTGACGTGGATTCCAGTGATATGACTACGGAGAGCAAACCCTATGTTGGACTTACTCTAACAGATGCATCGTCGGGTGATATAACTGGCACCCTAATCGCTCTCTGCTGGCCGAAGTATCCTAAAGAGACTAACGCTGGCGCATTGACCTAGAGGATAACGTGACAATTCAAAAACGAGATAAGAGGAAACGGCGGGCTTCAAAACCCGCCGACCTCCCAATAGAAAAATCCTTTACTTCACCCCCTGTTGACACAATGGTTAGAACTGACATCTGTAAATGGTGTGGTCGTAAGATGTTAGATGTAAGGTGTCAATGCGGGTATGTAAGACCACGCAATAAATAACACGGAATAACCTTGACCTTTAGGAGGAATAAAAAATGAGTACACAAGGTGTTGGGACTTTCTTAATCAATTCTAAATTCTCTAGTGGTTCTCTTGTTTTTTATGAGAAGACTGTAGGCAGAACTGCTACGGGTGATGTATTCACTATAGGGACTGCGGCAGTCAAAGTCGGGAACACTTCACAAGATGTTGACTTTCAGTATTATGGGACTGGGAGTTTGTCTGCTATCATAGACTGTGGAGCTGCTACGTTTACTTTGGCAGGGTTAGCGATGAGTACAAATAAAACCTTGACCTTTAGTGCTAGTGCTGATTCTGCTGCGGTTGCTGACACAGTTACCATTGGCGGGTATGACATTTCGGCAGGTCATAGGGCATTAGCTATCGGGACTGAAGAAGTAGTAGCTGCTGATACTGACGAAACAAAGTTTTCTCACAAGTTACCTGTTAGAATAAATGGGGCAACTTACAACATCATGCTGACGGCTACGTAAAATGGAACTAAACAGAGAATATCTAGAAACTAAAATAAAAGAGTGCAAAGAAGCACTGGAACAATTAAAAGCTAATGCAAATGCCTATACTGGTGCTATACAGATGCTAGAGAAGATAATTCAAGATATGAGTGAGCCTGCTTCATAGGCAGGTCATTCTCCTAACAGAGTGGTGGTGAAAATCAGCCAACAGAGAAGGCTATAAACTGGTGAGGGAAAGAGTTGGGGTATTAAGGTAGTACATCTTTTGCCCATAACCACTCAGGTGAAACACACACCCGCCACCGCTCTAATAAATTAACACGTTCCAATTAAGAGGTGGTTTATATGACTGTAATGTATGCTAAAGGCTTTGAACAGACACTAGAAAAGACAGATGGTTCTTGCCCGTTAGGAGATGATGATTTATTCACCATCTCAGGCGCACCCATTCTGGTTACTAATTTCTACGGGCTTGTTACTACGGTAATCGGTGCGAATGTATCAACGTGTACTATCCAACACGCCTGCACTGACCCTGCTGCCGATATCGCGCTATCAACAGCCGTAGCGATTACTGATGATGCGGTAGGGACTTCTTATTATATATCAAGTGCATCTCCTGGGGTATTTACGCCCGTAACTGCTGGCTCTATTATACAAGCTACCCAAATGCTTCCCTGGATATTAACTCCTGGAACTTTACAGGCTACCTTTAGTGCAGCTAATACAGGGGCTATCAGGTGGTTTATTGTTTATAAGATGTTATCTCAATTCAGCAAAGTGGTGGCAGCAGCATAGGTGAATAAATGGAGAACACAGAGGAATTTGAGGCTTGGTTATTCCGCTTAATCCACGATGCTAAAATGAAACTAAGCATGAGCGATAGAACAATCGCTTGGATTCTTTTGCGAGAAGGAACTAACTACTACTTCAAGGACATTAGTAACGATGAGCTACGAGCAGCTAAAGAACATAATTGATTTTAACAAAGAACAGGCTAATCTTCATCCTATAGATGAGGACTTGGAGAATAACCTATGCCCTTATGATGCTTGGGAGTTGGATATAAACTCTGAAGGTTATCGCTCGTGTCCTATCTGCGGGCGAATATGGAGAGTATAAATGTTTGGAAGTTACGCTAGTATAGCAGATTTAAAAGGGATACTTGGAATCACTAGCACCACTGATGATACTGTGATGAGGAAGATTCTTGAAGCCTCCAGCAGGTCTATTGATTCATATTGTAATCGTATCTTTGCCGTACAATCTACAACTAAATACTTTGATGGTGCTGTAGAATTATACGTTCCAGACCTACTCTCTATTACAACTCTCAAGACAGACGAGGACGGCGATGCTACTTTTGAAAATACTTTTGATACTACAGATTATCTATTGTATGGCACAGGACTTGAAGATTCACTTAATACGTACCCTAAAACACGCCTTGAGATAAACCCAAATGGTGATTACGGTTCATTCGCTTCCGGTGTTCAAAAGGGTATAGAGATTGCTGGTATATGGGGGTATGGAGACGGAATCTCGGCTACACCCTATGTAGCAGACACCACGATAACTGAGGACTTAACTGCTGGTGAAGCTGATATAGATGTTACCTCAGTTGCTAATCTATCAGCGGGGCAACTAATCTTGATAGGCTCTGAGCAATATTACATCTACTCTATATCTAGTTTAACTTTAACAGTGGAAGCGGGAGTAAATGGCACAACCGAAGCTACTCATTCAAGCGGTGCTACTATTTACATCTATCAATACCCTTCAGATATAAGACAAGCGTGTATAGATTTAAGTGTAGCTCTTTACCAGAATAGAAGTAAGCAAGGATTACAGACAGAAAGGATAGGCGATTACTCTTACACGATAGCAGGAACTTCATTAGGTAAGAGTATGGTTGAATCTATCTTGGGGAATATTCACAGTTACAAACGGATGAGGTTCTAGTACTGGCTCGGTTATCTTCCCCGCACTCCCGAAGGAACCGATATATTTTATGAACGGCGGACACCAGCACTAGTCTTTAGGTCACCCCTTATTTACTGGACGTCTCCAACAGCCTTTATATTTGAGGGGTCGTTACCGGCTATCTCGACCTCATACTCATTATTATAAACCATAATATAGTATTTGTCAAGTCTTTTAAGGAAATATTTTAATGCCAATATCTAATGGGCTTTTGAAC